GGCCCCTGGATGCGCGAGGTGTGTCACTCGAAAGCGAGATAGGTAAAGAGGATTCACGATGAACGTCGCCGTCTGCGTTCCCCATCGTCCCTCTCACCCGGATCGGATTGCGAACTTCGCTCGGGTTCGCCGAGCATGGGACGAAATGGGCATCCCCGTCTACACGGGTGACTGCGAGGGCGACTGGAAACGCGCCCACGCCGTCAATGCCGCAGTCGCCCAGGCCGGCGAAGCCGACGTCCTTCTGATCAGCGACTCGGACATCCTGCTCGGCGCGCCCGTCATCCAGACGGTCGCCGCCTGCAAAGCAGCGTTTAGTGGCAACGCCTATGTCGTCGCCTTCACGACGCTGGTCTACCTTGACGCGAAGGGCAGTGAGTTCTGGCGGCAGACGAACATCTGGGGTGGAGTCTTCGCGATCCCTCGAACGCTCTACGACGAAGTGGGTGGCTTTGATGAACGCTTCCAGGGCTACGGATCGGAGGACAAAGGCTTCCTCGCCTGCGCCTCCACGCTCGGCGGCACCAAGCAACGGATGCCAGGGCACGCCTATCACCTGGATCATCCCGAAGACCCGCTGCGCACGAGCGAAGCAACCAAGCGCGGCAACCGGCTGGCCGAGAGGTATGTCGATTACGACGGCAACGAGGAAGCGATCCGTGCGATGTTGGCAGAACGAGAGGGAGGGATATGACCGACCAGGAGAAACTCGCGGAGTTGCGTAATCGGATCAACGAGGCCGCCGAGGTGGTTACCTTGATGCCGGTGAACACAAATCTGGGAGGGCAAAATATGACTGCGGGCAAGCTCGTTCCCGACATCGCCGCGGCAATGCCGGTTCCCTTGTGGGATGCGATTCTCATCGCCCTGGATTCCGAGTGACACCGGTCTCCGTCTGCATCGCTACCAGGGGTGATGTGCCGCTGCGCCCGATCTTTCTTTCTATACCAAGGGGCTGGGAGATTGTCTGGTGGAACAATGGAGACGGGACCGTCACGGTCACCAATAGCGACGCGGAGAACTTCGTGGATGTGCAATACAGCGGAGTTCCCGATCTCGGGCCCCATGCGCGCTTCGCCGCAATCGAGTACGCCTCCCATGATCTGATCCTGGTTCAGGACGACGACGTCATCGTCAGCGATCCGCAAGCGATCGTGGATGCGTGGCACCGGGTGATCTGGGAGAGTAATGGTCTATGCGGACCCGATGGTCTTCATGAAGGGGCTGTCTGCAATTTGCCGCCGGAGTTTCGTCCGCACTACCCAGACTCGGCTCTCGTGGGTTTCGGCGCGTGCTTCCACCGCGAGGCTCCCGGTAGGGCGTTCGAGCGACTGACTGACTGGTACGTGCCTAATCTGGGCGAGGGGGCCGTCCCGGAAGAATGGTTCAACCGCTGTTGCGACGTCGTGTTCACGACGTTGACACCACGGGTGCTCGTGGACGTGCCGAAAGAGAACCGCGAGTTCGCCGAGGGGCCTGACCGCATGTACCGGCAGCCCGACCACGTCGGGGAGCGCGCCCGGATGCTGGAGCTGGCGCGCAAGGTGCGCGATGCCTGAGTACCGCAAGTACCCGCCTGACGTGCCGTCGCGCCGTGGTGTCTGGTGGCTCGTCGTGATCCTTGTGGCGCTCGTGGTCGCGAACCTGATTGAGCGCACGTTCTGATGATCGAGATCCTCTATGTTGCGTGGAACCGGTTGGAGTTCACGGGGTTGTCGTGGGAGCTGATGATCCGGAACACGAACTGGTATCTCGTGTCGAAGCTCACGGTGTACGATGACGGGTCGACGGACGGCACCCTGGAGTTCCTCCGCGACCATCTGGACGAGTGTCCCGTTGAGCGGGAGTTGCGGATCTCGGATTTGCGTTCCCCTGTGGCGGTGATGAACCATTTCCTCGCAACCGAACGTGATGAGCTGTTCGCGAAGGTCGATAACGACATCCTGTTGCCTCCTCATTGGCTGTCGAACCTCGCGCGGGTGATGCGTGACAATCCCGAGGTCGAGCTGCTCGGGTGCGAGGCGGGACAGACGCAGCCTCCTCCGCGTCGCTCTCCTCGCGGCGGGATCAAGTACGGGTTCGAGCCGTCGTCGCATATCGGGGGGATAGGGCTGATGCGGACGTCGGCGTTCACGACGCGCCCGGCGCTGGCAGTACGGGGCCGGTTCGGTTTCACGGAGTGGCAGAACCGCTATTTGCCGGTGCGCGGTTGGGTCACTCCGGATCTGCTTGTGCCGCAGCTTGACCGGGTTCCTGTGGAGCCGTGGGCGTCGTTGTCGCAGTCGTATGTGGATGCGGGCTGGCAGCGTGACTGGCCAACGATGTTGCGGCCGTGGGCTGACATTTACTGGGACTGGGCGATCGACGGAACGGAGGAGGAGTGAAGCTCGTCGCGTCGCTGATCGTGAAGGACGAAGCCGACCGCTATTTGCGTGCGTGCCTCGATAGCCTCCTGGGCTTCTGCGACGAGGTGCGCGTCTACGACGACGGATCCACGGATGCGTTCCGGGAGCACGGATGGTATGACGACAGGCGGGTGCGGGTGAAGCGGTCGAAGGTGTCGACGTTCTTCGCGAACGAGGGGGAGGCGCGGCAGGAGGCTCTCTACTGGGCGATGGAGGCTGGGCCGACGCATATCTTGGCGATCGACGCGGACGAGTTCTGCTCCGACGGCCCTGCGTTGCGCGCATGGTGCGAGCAGTCGAACGCTCCGGCGCTGATGGTCTGCATGGAGGAAGTGTGGGGCGCGGATCCCGACGGCCTCACGGTGCGTACAGATGGTGGTTGGGTGCCGCATGAGATCGTCGGGGTGTATCAGGCGCTCGGGCGCGAGATGGTGATTCCGAAGCGGAAGCTCGCGTGCGGCCGTCTGCCGCAAGCCGTGATCGGCTTGCCCCGGCGTCAGATCCTGTCGTCGGGCGTGTCGTTCTTCCATTTCGGCTGGGCGTGCGTCGCCGACAGGCAGGCGCGGTACGACCGCTATGTCGAGCATGACGGTGGCCGGTTCCACGAGTCGCCTCATTTGCAGTCGATCATGTGGCCGGACGAAAGTCCGCGGATCCGCTTCTGTCGTTCGCCGTGGCCCGCGGGCCTGGACGTCGAGGCGATCCTGGGCCGCATCGGATGATCGACTGGTGGGAGTTCGTCCTGTTGGGGCTGGCTTCGTTCAGGTTGTTTCGCCTGATCGGCTACGACACGGTGCTGGACGTGCCGCGCGACCGGTGGCTGACACGACGGTGGGCCGTGGGGGAGGGCAAACCGGGGTTGTACCGTCGTTCCCTGGACGTGTTCCTGCACTGTCCCTGGTGTTTGGGCTGGTGGGTTGTGCTCGCATGGTGGGGCGCGTGGTGGTTGTGGCCCCATGTGATCCTGGTGGTTTCGGTGCCGTTGGCGCTGTCGGCGTTCGTGGGCCTCGTGACGAAGAACCTCGACGAGTAAACCCGGGTTCTGCTACAATCGGTGTGCAAGGGGGCGGAAGCCTCCGAGGGGCAAGAAGATTCGGGGTGGTAGCCCCGATTACAAGCCGCTCGCCACGGCCTCTGTTGAAAGGGGTACTGCTGACTGGCGACAGCAGCGTGAGTCGATCCCCATAAGGACTCCGGGCGGGGTACGTGCAAAGCCCCGCCGCACAAACGGCCTGCTCACGCGGGCCGTTATTCGTGTAGACTCGCGGGGCGGTTGAAGAATCGCGGAATCACAGTCGTCATCGGCCCGCGTCAGCGGGCCGCTGACGTTCTGGAGAGAGGACAGGGCGCGAGCCGGGGTTGGTTCGCCGTCATCGGAGTCAGCTTCTCACCCTCACGCCGCCCCGCCCTGTCCTCTCTTACCATGTAGTCATCCGGCAGCCCACGGTTTCTTACGGCCGGTGTCGGCCGGACTGTGGGTTACAGTTGCGTGCGGAACCTGGGCCTTCGTAGAAGGAGAGACTCGATTATGGGATGCGGATGCGGCGGCTCGAAATACGTGCCGCCCACGAACGTGCAAGAGGGGCAGCAGGCGGGGCAGCGCGTGATGCGCGTCACGGACGCGAACGACCCGGGGAACTTCTGGACGGGGCCGCAACCGCCGCAGTCGGGGGCGATCGTCGCTCCTCCTGACCCGCCGGTCGAGGGCTAACCGTTGGGTTTGTTCTCGCCGAAGCTGTCGCAGCTCGCGACACTAGCGGCCGTCGAAACGTCACCTCGCGCCGAGACGGGCCAGAAGTCGCTGACGGCGGCGGCAACACGGTCGACGTCACGGACGTCGCAGGAGTTCCGTCAGCTCGTGATGCCGTGGCAACAGGAGGCGCTCGGCTACTACCAGACGGTCGGGGAGTGCTGGTACGCAGCACAGTTTTATGCGCGGACGCTGAAGAAGGTACGGACGTTCGCCGCTATTCGCGATGAGAACGGGGAGTTCGAGGAGCTGCCTGCGGAGCACGCGGCGTCGCAGGCGTGGGATCGGGTGCAGGATCCCGGTGGCGGCGGCAGGGGCCAGTTGCAGGCGTCGTACGGCCAGTTGCAGTTCCTGATCGGCGACGGCTATTTGACGGTCACGCAGGATCCGTTCGACGAGGAGGAGGAGGCGTGGGAGTATCTGTCGCCGAACGAGCTGCGGGTGCAGCCGGGACGTCCTCCCACGTACGCGCGGTATGCGGCCCCCGGGCTGCCTGCGGAGCAGTTGTACGAGGCTCCTGACACGGACTTCGAGCCGGTCAAAGGCCCGGCTGGGAAGTCAGCGGTTGTCTACCGGTTGTTCCGCCGGGATCCGCAATACTCGAAGTGGGCTGACAGCCCGATGCGGGGTGTGCTGAAGCTGTTCGAGGAGCTGATGCTGCTGGAGCTGGCCGTGGGTGCGCGTGCGCGTTCGCGTGCCGCGGGAGCGGGGATTCTGTATGTGCCGACGGAGCTGTCGTTCGGCGCGGCTGACCATAACAACAATGATGATCCGAAGCGGGATCCGTTCATGGAGCAGTTGCAGGCCGCGATGACGACGCCGATCAAGGATCCGGGTTCGGCGTCGTCGGTTGTGCCGTTCGTGATTCGCGGCCCTGCGAAGCTGGGTGATATTTCGGCGAAGGAGGCGCTGTTCCATTTGCCGATCCATGATCCGATGGAGACGTATCCGGAGGAGCAGCTTCGTTCGGAGCTGATTCGCAGGATCGCGCAGGGCCTTGACATTCCCGCCGAGGTGCTGTTGGGCATGTCGGATGCGAACCATTGGACGGCATGGCAGATTGACGAGGCGTCGTGGACGGCGCATGTGCAGCCGATGTGCGAGCAGATGTGCGGCGATTTCGGTGCGGCGTATTTGCGGCCTGCGTGTAAGAAGGCGAACGTCGAGGACTGGCGCAACATCGTTGTGGGCTATGACGCCGCGGAGATCGTGAATCATCCGGATCGGGTGAAGGACGCGGAGGCGCTTCATGCTGCCGGGGGCCTGTCGTATGAGACGTGGCGGGAGGTCGCTGGGTTCACGGAGGAGGATGCTCCGGACGAGGAGGAGCACAACGAGTGGCTGGCAATCCAGTTGCACGATGCTTCGTTCATCCCGGGGCATGAGAAGCAGCCGGAGCTTGGCCCTGACGGACTGCCGATCGACCCGACGGGTGCGACGCAGCCGGGCGAAGTCCAGAAGGTTCCCCCGGATACGCAGGACGAGGGTGACGCGGAGGGCGATGTTCCTCTGGCGGCTTCGGCGGCGCTTGTGCAGCGGATCCTGGGTGCTGCGGAGCTGGCGGTCGAGCGGACGCGGGAGCTTGCTGGGTCGCGGTTGCGGTCGAAGGCGAAGTCGTGCGTCGAGTGTCGCGAGCTGATCGACCCCGTCGGCAACAGCCTCGTGGCGGCAGCCCTGGGTGCGGAACGGGTGGATGATCTCGCGGCGATCCCGGTGTTGACGGCCGGGGGCACCGATTCGTTCAAGGCGATGCTGGCCCGTTGGGGGGTGCCGGTCGACACTGTTGAGAAGCTCGCTGCGCTTGTGGAGCGTCACGCGGCGTCTCATCTCCTGGAGGGGCAGGCGGTTCCGTTGCCTCGTGCGTTCGCGGGGTACGTCGAGAAGGTTCTGTAGGCGTGGCCGTGCGCGTGTGGGACGAGTCGCGGCAGCCTCGTGACCCGGGTGGCGAGGGCGGCGGTCAGTGGGTCGAGTCTGGCGCTTCGTCTGTCGCTGGCAAGGATCCGGCGACGCTCGAAACGGCTGACGTCGTTGACTACGTCGCCGGGCGGCTGGGTGGCACCGTCCTGAACTACACGGGCACGGAACGGGACAGCATTTCCGGCAAGCGGATCCTGACGTCCGCGATGATCGAGTCTCCGTCGGGGGCGATCGTGACGTTGGGTGTCGAGCTGACCGACTACCACGATCGACGCAACCGCGCTCGGCGCGTCGCGGTGCTGCACGACTTCGAGGTTGTGCCGCAACGGAGCGGTGTTGGCACTCAGGTGATGGAGGCGCTGAAGGGGTTCGCGGATGACACGGGTCATGGTGTCGCGGTGTTCCAGGTGGCGACGGTGGCCGAGCCGTTCTACGCTCGGTTCCCGTGGCTGACGGGCTTCGACGAATACAACCCGCGGTTGTCGCCCGAGTGGAGGGAGGCGCACCCGGCGTTGACGGCGGCGTACAACCCGTCGCAGCCAAGAGATCCCGGTGGCGAGGGCGGCGGACAGTGGGTGGAGAGCGGTGCCTCCGCGTTGGGAGACTGGATTTCGGGGGCCGATCCGGGGTTGGATTACATCGACACGTTGCAGACGATTGACGTTGCGGGCGGCGAAATGCGTATCCGTTACAAGCCGAGTCTCCCGGTCGAGGCGAGCTACTCCTCGGGAGACATCCTTGTTGGCCCCAAGTTCTTCGAGCTGCCGGAGGCGAACCGTCGTTTCGTCGTTGCTCACGAGATCGGGCATAGCTTCGACAGTGATCTCGTGGACGAGTTTCCCGATCTGATGGATCCGGTTTCCTGGGAGGACGCGGAGGGCGTTGTGTTCGGTGGCCCTGCGACGAACGCTTACGAGCGGGTGGCTGACGCTTACGCTGCCCTGGGTTTGCCCGAGGGGAAGGTAGAGAAGGAGCGGTGGCCGGTGTTCTCGGTGGTCGAGGAGTATGCGCGACGGCGTGGTTTCCCTCTCGCGTTGACGGCGGCGTTCGATCCGTCGCAGCCCCGGCATCCGAAGGGCGGGCCGGAAGGAGGTCAGTGGCTTGCTGTTGGCACGCGCGTCACGACGGCGTACGACTCGCGGCCGACATACGGGACGGTCGTCGAGCCGATCTTCCGGGGCGAGCAGCACAAGAATGACGTGTCGATCGAGTGGGACAACGGGAAGCGGCAGAAGCACATGAAGGGCGAGGTGCGTCCCACGAGGCCCGGGGAGGAAGCGCAGTACGCGCCGAAGGCCGTCGAGCCTCCTGTGCTGCGTGTGATGAAGGGCGACCCGGGTTTCCCCCCGTACTTCCCCGAGGGCGTGTTCGCTCCGTCGGACAGGGTTGCGTTCTGGCCGAAGCTCGTGGGGAACTACAACGGCGATCCGTTGTGGAAGGCGCTCGTGAAGCGCGACGACCCGTCGCAGTCGTTCTTCTGGATCGCGTCCGAGCGGGGCACCCCGAATCACGATCAGATGATGAACGCTTTGCGGGATTCGGGTTTGACGGACGGGTGGGGGCCGCGGCGGACGAACGGTCAGGTCATTCGCTGGGACGACGTTTCTGGTTTCGGGAAGGAGCCGGTCACGTATCCCGGGGCCAGTCCTGCGCGGCAGGCGGCGTTCGACAGGATGCTCGTCGAGCATGAACAGGATATGCGGGACGCGCAGGACATCGTGGCGGCGCAGGCGGCTGAGAGGAGGGAACATCTGGCACGGCTGACAGCCGCCGGGTGGTGGGACGAGTCCGCGCATCCTCGTGATCCGGGCGGCGAGGGTGGAGGTCAGTGGATCGAGAAACGCTATTACGCGCCGGGTGACGCTGGCGGCTTGCAGCTTTCGCCCGACGGCGTGTTCTCTCCTGACGACCCTGTCGCGTTCGTTCCCGTCGAGCAGGGCGCGAACACGTTGGGCACGAAGCGGTGGCAGCCGATGTGGAAGGCGCTGGTGTCGCGCGACGGCGTGAGGCGGGTGTTCTGGTTTGCTGATCCGATGGGTGCGCCGCACCATGAGGACATGCTGGGCTGGTTCCAGAACGACGGTCTGTTCGGGGATTTCGACCATCCGCATTTCCTGTCGGGCTTCGGTTGGCAGAACCAGTGGGCGAGACACAATGGTGCGGATCATCCGTTGGCTGTTGTCACGCAGGAGTTGACGTCGAGGAACGGGGATGCGATAGCGGAGGCGCAGAGGATCGTGAACGAGCAGCGCGGGCCTTCGATGACGCGCGACGAACGCCTGGGGCTTGCCGCGGCGGGCTTCGACCCGGCGAAGCACCCGCATCGGCCGGGCGGGGATCAGCATGGTGGGGAGTGGGCACCGCGGTACTCGGTGTCCCTGAAGGAGATCGGGGAGGAGATGCCTCGGCCCGAGGTCGAGGCGCTCTACGCCGAGGCCGAGTCGTGGCTCTCGGTCGAGGCCGCTACGTGGGAGGATCGCAACGACGAAGCGTACGCCGCGGCGTTCCTTGCGATTCGCGAGGGACAGGGCGAACCGTACGGGATGGTGACGGTTCGCGACCGTGACGGCACGCTCGCGGGTGTGATGTCGTTCGACGAGCGCGTCAACGGCGGACTCCATATTCGCGGCGGTGACGCGGGTGCGATCGGGGGAGCGGGCCTTCCGTTGTTCGCTGCCGTGATCGACCACGTCGCGACGCTCGATCTGGACTTCTCGTTCTGGGCGACACCGACGGCAGCCATTCTGTACCGGAAGCTCGGGTTCAACGAGACGCAGAAGCTCTACTTCGAGATTCCCAAAGAGGACGTGAAGCGTCTTTCCGAGGATCTGTTTGCGCTCGCACGCGAGCAGCGGCAGGCGCTCGGACTTGTGGAAGATCGGATGGCGGCGTCGGCGGCGGATCCGTTCCAGGTGGCGTGGGAGGAAGGGCAGCGGCAGGCCGAAACGCACCTGGAGGGGTTGCAGGCGGCTTTCGAGGGGGCGTTGCTCGCGGAGGGCCGCAAGATCGTGAAGGCGTACAAGACGACGAACCTCGTGGCCGGAGCGTGGGACGAGACGAAGTACGTGCGTCGTCCGGCCGGGGTCGATGATCGTGGGGGCGAGTTCTCGTCGAAGGGCGGGGGCGCTGGATTGGCTGCGCGCCTGGAGGGACTGAAGGGGCCGGAGTGGGTGAAAGCGGTGGGGGAGCTGACGGACGCGGAACGGCGTGAGCTGAAGGCGTTCAAGCAGTCGCAGCAGCTCGGGAAGGTCGAGGCGGCGAAGGCGGCGGGTGTCGAGTATGACCCGATCTTCGAGGGCGTGTGGTTGGAAGGGGCGAAGCCGGGGTCGACGGAGGAGCTGGTGTTCCTGGCGGACGAGCCGATGGTGTTGCGTACCGGCAAGGTCATGTGGAAGGCGATTCGCAGGAACAGTGACGGTCAATGGAAGTTCTGGACGGTGAACACGTTGGGGGGGCCGCATCACGTTCACGTCGGGCACCATCTCGGCCTGGGTTGGGGCAGTCATCCGGGAGAGGGGGGCTGGGGCACCGAGGTGGAGGGTTTCTCGGGGTTTGGCATGGAGATGCAGGGCGAGGAGTATGCGTCAGAAGCAGCTCGGAGCGAAATGCCTGCCATGCTCCAGAGGAACAAGAGGGTGATCCTGGAGGCGCAGGAGATGGCGTTGGCGGCGGCAGCGGAGCAGCCGGGCGGGAACACGCCGTCGTCGCAGATCATCGACGAGATTCTGTTCAAGGAAGCCGTCCTCGCGGCCGTGCGCGCAACACAACTGCTGATCGTCAGCTCGGTCGTGCTGTCTATCGCCGACGACCCGAAGCTGGCTCGGCTCCCCGTGTACGAGATGCTGTTGGCCGACGTGAACGTCGTGCAGTCGCAGGCGGCGTTCGAGGCCGTCTCCGACTCCGTCAACCGGGTGTTGTTGGAGTCGCTCACGGAAGGCTGGGACGTTCCCGACACGGCGGCACAGTTGAACACGGTGCTGACGGACTTCGCTCCGTGGCAGGCAACGAGGTTGGCACGCACGTCGCTGATTTCTTTGGCGAACGGGTCGTCGCTTCTGGCGGCGCAGGCGCTGGGCGCGGATGCGCCGACGTTCAAGACGTGGCTGACAGCCGGGGACGAACTGGTGCGGCCCACGCACGTCGAGGCCGACCGGCAGACGGTTCCGACGGATCAGCCGTTTGACGTGGATGGTGTGCCGATGATGTTCCCGGGGGATCCGTCTGCGCCGGATGCGTTGAAGCAGAACTGCCGCTGCACACTCGTGTACGGCTCCGATCCGCATCCTCTGCTCGCGTATTCCGAGGACTGGCTTGCGCCGCCGGGGGAGCTGGCGCTGTCGGCAGCGTTTGATCCGGCGAAGCATCCGCGGAATCCCGCGACCGGACGCGACGACCAGGAGTCTCCGTCGGACGGTGGCAAGTTCGCTCCGTCCTCCGGTTTGACGCGGCGGCAGAAGCTCGACGCACGGCGGCAGGGCGCGACCCTGCATGACGCTTTCCACGACAAGATCGGGAACCGCGTCTACGTCGACAAGGACGACAACTACCGGTATCGGCTCGCGAACGGCAAGCCGGGCGGGGACATCCCTCCGTGGAACGATCTCGTGAAAGCGCAGTTCGGAACCGATCAGGTTGCGTTTCACAACGCTGCGAACGAATACATTCGTCCCGTGACGATCGTGGGTGCCGGGTGGGACGAATCTCGGGTGTCGAGGAACCCTTCCGGGGAGCATGACAATGTCGAGTCTCCGTCGGACGGAGGGAAGTTCAGGGCGAAGCATGGGGCCACGGGGACGGAGGCGAAGCAGGCGGCGCTGCCAACGACAGCGGCCGAGGCTGGGCGGCGCGTCGCTGCTTCCGTGATCCTGCGGCAACAGGAGGGGCTGGCGTTGACGGAGGACGCCGTTCGTGCTTTGCCGATCCCGGAGGGCGAGTACGCGGGCGAAACGGTCTACATGGTGAACGGCGGCGGCACGTTCAACAGGCTGCCGACCGGCTCGTACATCATCGACGGGGCGAAGCTGAACGACGAGGCGTACGACGCAACGCGGTACGCGACGGCGGACGAGGCGATCGAGGCGATGCGCGCGAGACTCGCACGCCCCGAGCTGGCAGCCGACGTGGCGAAGAACTGGGCGAAACGGCTGCGTGGTGGCGTGATGAACGACAAGGAGGTGCTGGCGCTGTTCACGTCGGGCGACGTGCGGAACGCGACGAGCGGCGCGTACCAGGAGTTCACGTCCCGCTGGGGCGTCGACCGGACGCCTGTCATCGTGTTGAACGAGAAGGGGATGGCTGCGTTCGGCAAGGACATCTTTACGCACGGTTTCTACGATCCCGGCACGGGCGTCGTGTATTTGAGTGGTGAGAACGCGAGGGTGGGACTCGATCTTGTTGCGCGCGACGCGGCTTCCACGAGCATCTCGAAGGTGATGCGCCGGGCCGACGGGACGGCGTACGATTACGGTACGCGCGTGGGGAAGCTGAAGCCCGGCGGCGGCTCGGGGGGAACGACGATCGACGGGCTGATCCGGCACGAGACGGCTCACGCGGCGTGGGCGAGGATGCCGCAGGCGTGGCGCGACGAGTTCACGGCTTCTGTTCCGGCTGACTACGCCGTTCGGGAGCAGTTGACGCGGTACGCTGCCGACGCCCCCGAGGTGTACGGTGAGTCGATGAGGGGCGCGGACGCAACTTTGTTCCCCTGGCAGGGAGAGGTTCATTCCGAGGTCGCGGCGGTAACGATGGATCCCGAGTATGACCCGAAGGACTGGCCCGCCTGGGTGAACGAGATGGGCGTACGGATCCGGGAGGCACGTCCGTGATTCCCGTTCAGTATTCGACGCAAACGGTCGAGGAAGCCGACATTCTCGTGGCGGCGCTGATCGAGCGCATGGGCGCGCACGACGAGCTGACGGCGGCGTTCGACCCGAGCAAGCATCCTCGGCATCCCGCGGGCAGCGAGCAGGGTGGCGAGTTCGCCCCGCAGCTGATCACGTATGACGACACGGTGGCGCAGGCGGCGATGCGCGACTGGGTTGACCGGCTCGACATGGACGACGTCTACACGGACGAGTCCGTGACGTTCCTGCGGGAGCGCCTGGACGGAACGATGCAGACGGCGTTGCCGCTCCTCCAGGGGCGTCTGGACGACGCAGGCGTGCCCGTGTGGGTGTCACCTCAGCTCAGCATGGATCAGATTGACGTGCTTGCGAATCCCGAGTCGACGTTCTTCCCCGACTTCGACGTGGCACTCGGCCCGGAGTCGTCCGCTCCCGGGTTCTCCGTGTGGACGTACGAGGACGGCCGCGTCGAGGTTGAGGACGTGCTTGACCTGGGTGACACGGACTTCTTCCCCGGGGGGCCGGAGTCTCAGTTGGCGCAGAACTACGCGAGCCTCGTCGACGCCGCGGGCCGGACGCCGGGTGAGCTGGACACGGTGACGTTGTTCCGCGGCATGTCGCCTGCGGAGCTGGAGGCGTGGAAGGCGGGCGAGCCGATTCCGGCGGGCAAGTTCTTCACGGATCAGCCGACTGTCAACTACGCGCAGGATCAGGCCGGGGTGTTTCCCGAGTTGCAGGAGTTCGAGGTGCCGAGGTCGTCCGTGATGCGGACGGGCCAGAACGAGTTCCAGTTGTCCCGGCCTGCGACGCTCGTCGACGGCAAGCTCGCGCCCGTGTCAACAAGGATTGAGGTTCCGGATCCGGGGCGCTATCCGCTGTCGGAGGGCGGGCATCCTCGCGGCTGGGGGTTGGGGCCGGAATACCGGATCCACGCCGACAAGCGGCCGGGGGCGGTTCCGAAGCCGAGTTTGCGTTCACGGCTCCGTGACAGCCTGGGCCGCAGAAGGGTCGTGACGGCCGCGGCGTTCGACGAGACGAAGCACCCGCGGCACCCGGCGGGGTCGGAGGCAGGCGGACGGTTCCGTGCTGCGACGCAACCCGATCTGCTCGGCTCGGCACGCGACGAGGCGTGGACTGGCCCTCCGATCGCGCCCGGGATGTTGACGCCCGATGAGCTGGGGGCGGGGACGAGGCCGATGGGGCCGCTCGACCGCTCGAACCAGTATTGGCGTCAG